TCGCAGGGGACTTGTCCCCTGTGTTCGTCTTCTAGGAAACCTGAGAATAGAAAAGCAAAATGTGCTAGCTATGATTGGGAACGTGGTCTTGGTACTTGTCATAACTGTGATAGCACTTTTCAACTACATACATATAAACGTAAAGGCAAAGCTGAACGTGACTATGTTATGCCTGAAATTAAAAAGGTTGATCTTGTAGTTGATAAAACGTTAGAGTGGTTTAAAACACGTGGTATATCTAAAGATACATTAGATGAATTAAAAGTCTCTACAGGATCTGAATACATGCCTCAAACCGGTAAAGCCGAGAATACTATCCAATTTAACTATTATGTAGGTGGACAACTTACTAATATTAAATACAGAGATGCTCGTAAAAACTTTAAGTTATATAAAGGGGCTGAAAAAGTATTTTATAATATAGACAATATTGTAGGTCATGATACTTGCGTGATAGTTGAAGGTGAAATGGATGTATTAGCTTTACATGAAGCCGGTATACCAAATGCAATATCAGTTCCAAATGGAGCTACATTAAATTCAAATAATTTAGACTATCTAGACAACTGTATAGATTATTTTGATGATAAGTCTAAGATAATTATTGCAGTTGATTCAGACGCGCCGGGACAAGCTCTACAGACTGAATTAATACGTAGGCTTGGAGCTGAAACTTGTTATTTAGCTACATTTGATGATTGCAAAGATGCTAATGAGTACTTAACTAAGTATTCTAGTAAGGAGCTATTGTCACGTATAGTAAATGCAAAACCTGTACCATTAGAAAATGTTACAACGTTTAGAGATATTGAAGATGAAATTACAGATTTTGTTAGAAATGGTTTTAAACGAGGTTATACTATTGGTCTTAACAATTTTGATAATATATTTAGTACATATACTAAACAGTTTATAACTGTAACTGGTATACCTAGTTCAGGTAAATCAGATTTTGTAGATCAAATGTGTGTAGGTTATAATAAAGAGTATGGTTGGAAAACCGCTTTTGCTAGTCCAGAAAACGCTCCTACATATTTACATGCGCATAAGTTAATGCGTAAAGTATGGGGTGACATGCCTCAGAAAGGTGATATTGGTAGAGACAAATGGAATAAAGTAGCAGACCATGTTAATGATAACTTTTTCTTTATTGATATGGAGCGTTACACTCTTGAATCTGTATTACGTAAAGGTGCTGAGCTTGTAAAACGTAAAGGTATTAAATGTCTAGTTATAGATCCGTTTAATAAGGTTAGAGACGTTGATTGTAAAACAGAGGATGTTAACCGTTATACAATGGAGTATTTAACTAAGATTGAAACCTTTGCTAAGAAATATGATGTGCTAGTATTTATAGTAGCTCATCCAACTAAAATGTATAAAACACAAGATGGTAAAATTGAAGAACCAACTATGTACAACATTAAAGGTGGTGGCGAGTGGTATGACGCTAGTTATCATGGTCTTCTTGTACATCGTGATTACGAAGCTAAAACAACTAAGGTTAAAATACTTAAATGTAAGTTTCAAAACCTCGGTGAGAACGGAGCAGAAGCATTCTTTAAATGGGAACCAAAGTCTGGCTGCTTTCTACCACATGAAATACCTGAAATGGAAGAAAAAATGCCGTGGGAATAAAACCTAAATATACTGAATGCAAACCTCCTTTATGGAGTAAAGAAGATAAAGAAGCATACAGTTGGTGTATAAACCACGGAGTATATATATCTGCTATACCTGAAGGTAAAGGTAGCTACAATAAAGTGTGGTCTATCCAAGTTCAGGTTAACGGCAAGAAAGTTATAAGTCCTAAAACATATGGACCAGATGACTTATATAGTAAAATATTTGAATTATATAGATTTTATTATGATAAAAACATTCGCAAATAAATTCAAAACAGCTAATGAAGCTTTTGAATACTGGTACCAATGTATAGAACATTATGGTATAGATTTTGCAGGAACAAAAACATTATTTAATATAGGTTTTGAAATGACAGATCCTAATAATAATATAATTAGTTTTGATTGGCGTAAATGGAAACTTAATTATGCTAAAGCTGAATGGCGATGGTATGAATCAGGTGATCGCAGCGTTAAAAAGCTAGGTGATTTATATGGTAAAGTACCAAAAGTCTGGCAGCATATGGCTGATAGAAATGGTAATGTTAATTCTAATTATGGTTATCAATGGGAAAGAAAAGATCAGTTAGATAGAGTTATAGCAATGCTAAGGCGTCAACCAAGTACTAGACAAGCTGCAATATCAATATATGATGGTAAAGAAATAAACACATACGAAAACGATACACCATGTACTTACGCTATTCAGTTTACAGTTGTAGATGACAAATTAAATATGTGTGTTACAATGCGATCTAATGATCTCTGGTTCGGTTTTTGTAATGATCAATATTGTTTCTCAGAATTACAAAAGCTAGTTGCAGAAGAAGCAGGATATGATACAGGTAGTTACTTTCACTTTGCACATAACTTTCATTTATACGAAAGAGACTTAGGCAAATACCCGCAACGTCCTGATAATCTTGCACAAAGAAAAGCTGATCACTATGGATAAAAATTTAACATATTATTTATACCATATCCCGGGTAAAAAAATAGGGGTTACACGTAATCTTAATAAGAGAGTTACGCAACAACAAGGGTATGCCTTAGACGAAATAGAAGTTCTAGAACAAAGCACAGATATAGATTATATATCAAGCCGCGAGTTAGAACTTCAACAGTCTTATGGCTATCGAGTAGACCACAAACCATATAAACAATTATTTAAAATGAGGATTAACGCAACAGAACAAACATCTACATTTCCAGTGCCGTTGAATAAACTAAAAGGTAGGTTAATGGATGAATTAGGTAGAACATGGGAGACAGTACACGGCACGTTTGAAATATCTAAAGACACAATAGAGTGGATAATGAAAAATGCTAAAACATCTATGTATACTACAGAAAGAACTTACATATATAATAAAGCATTTGCTGAAGCTATGAAAAAAGGTACAGACTTTCAAGAATATATGAACACATTAAATGAAAGAACAAAACCAACCAATGGTAAAGCTTATATACAAACAGATAATAGGTTTCAATTAATAAGAGACTGGGCTGGAGAACGTGGTTTATATACTAAAGGCGATACTAAAACTCAGTTCTGTAAGTTAATGGAAGAAGCAGGAGAACTTGGTAGAGCAGTATTAAAAAATGATCAAGCAGAGTTTGAAGATGCTATTGGTGATATGGTTGTTGTGTTAACCAACTTAGCTCATCTAGGTGGAACAACTATTGAAGACTGCATAGACAATGCTTACAAGGTTATATCAAAAAGAACTGGTAAAATGATTAACGGAACATTTGTAAAAGATGATAAGTAAAGAAATTAAATTTAGAGATCCTGTTGTAGAAAGAGTTGTTGACAAGTTTGTAACACGATCTGATGTAGGTTACGAAAAATATGGTAAAACATTACATGACGAAAGAACAGGTAAACATAAAGACTTAGCAGGTTATTTAAATGATATACAAGAAGAGCTTATGGATGCTATACTGTATATTCAAGCTGCACGTGAAGAGTTACAAGATAAAAAACTTAAAACTTCTTCAGCACAACTAGACTGGCAAGATGTTAATGCCGGTATGCCATATTACGTTACAGATGTTGCGTCGTAAAAAGCGTGGTCCTGTAAGAGCTAAAAAGAAAGTTGTAGATGGTATAGAATTTAAGTCAGGGCTAGAAGCATATATGTACAAAGCTTTAAAAGAAGCAGGTATACAGGCAAAGTATGAAGGGGTAAAGTATGAAATTACCCCTTCATTTGACTTTAATAATAAATGTTATGAACGACAATCAAATGGAAAAGGCGAGTACAAGGATCGCGGAAGCAAGAAAATACTTAAGATCTCTTACACACCTGATTTTACAGGAAGGGGATTTATCATTGAGTGTAAAGGAAGGGCAAACGAATCTTTTCCTCTACGCTGGAAATTATTTAAGAAATATGTCAGCGAACGACTTCGTAGCGTTACTCTATATAAACCACAAAATCAAAAAGAATGCGACGAAACCGTAAGCTTAATACTTGGGAGCAAAAAGACTTAGCTAGAAGAAAGTACGCTGAACGTAAGTTACAAAAGTTTATTGACTGGAGTATAGAACAAAAAGGATTTTTAAAATATAAAGAACTTATAGAATATGAAAGAAAGTACTTTGCTAGAGATGCAAAACAAAATTAAAGCTTTAACAAATGTTGTTCAACATTTAATGAACGAAAATACGCAGTTAAGAGATTTAGCTGTTGGAACATTAGAAACTCTAAAGCTAATGGATGGCTACGAGGAAGCTATAGAGAAGCTAAAAGAAAGTTTAACTAAAAAAGAAGGTAATAAAGATGGAGTTATCGAACAAGATACTAAGTGATATAACAATATACATGAAGTATGCTAAGTACATACCAAAATTAAACCGTAGAGAAACATGGCATGAGCTTGTAACTAGAAACAAAAACATGCATGTTAAAAAATACCCTGATTTACAAAATGAAATTGAAGAAGTTTACAAAAGTGTATATAACAAAAAAGTATTACCATCTATGCGGTCACTTCAGTTTGGTGGTAAACCGATTGAGATATCACCTAATCGTGTTTATAATTGTGCTTACTTACCTATCGATCATATTGAATCGTTTAATGAAGTAATGTTCTTACTACTTGGTGGTACTGGCGTAGGTTACTCAGTACAACAACATCATGTTAGTAAGTTAGAGCCAGTTAACAAACCATATAGTAAAAGAACTAGAAGGTTTTTAATAGGTGACTCAATTGAAGGTTGGGCAGATGCTATTAAAGTATTAATGAAATCATATTTAGGTGACAAAAGAAGTTCACGTATAGAGTTTGATTACTCTGATATACGCCCTAAAGGTGCAATGTTAGTAACGTCTGGTGGTAAAGCGCCTGGACCTCAACCACTTAAAGAATGTATAGTAAAGATAACAGGAGTTTTAGACTCAAAGGAAGATGGAGATACGCTCTCCACTTTAGAAGTACACGATATAGTTTGCCATATAGCAGACGCCGTTTTAGCTGGTGGTATACGTCGAGCAGCATTGATCAGTCTGTTTTCAGCGGACGACGATCAAATGATCTCTTGTAAATCAGGTGATTGGTGGGAAACTAATCCTCAACGTGGCCGTGCTAATAACTCTGCTGTACTTATGAGACATAAAATTACTAAACAGTTTTTTATGGATCTATGGAAACGTGTAGAACTTTCTGGTGCTGGTGAACCTGGTATATACTTTAACAACGATAAAGACTGGGGTACAAACCCTTGTTGTGAGATAGCTTTACGACCATATCAGTTTTGTAACCTGTGTGAAGTAAATGCTAGTGATATTGAATCACAAGAAGATTTTAACAATAGAGTGAAAGCAGCTGCATTTATAGGAACGTTACAAGCAGGTTATACTGACTTTCATTATTTAAGAGATGTATGGAGAGAGACAACAGAGAAAGACGCTCTGATAGGGGTTTCAATGACTGGAATAGGAAGTGGAACAGTCCTAGGATACGACATGACGAAAGCCGCTCAATTAGTAAAAAGAGAAAACACGAGAGTAGCAAAGGCAATTGGAATTAATCCAGCTGCAAGATGCACAACCGTAAAGCCTGCAGGGACGACATCTCTAGCACTAGGAACATCATCTGGCATTCACGCATGGCATAATGATTATTATGTCCGTAGAATCAGAGTTGGTAAAAACGAAAGTATATACAAATACTTAGTTGAAAACCATCCTGATTTAATTGAAGATGAATTTTTTAGACCTCATGACACTGCTGTAATTAGTATACCGCAGAAAGCACCTGAAGGTTCTATACTTAGAACTGAATCACCTTTTCAATTACTTGAACGTATAAAAAAGGTTGCAACAGAGTGGGTTACACCTGGTCATAGAAAAGGATCTAACACTCACAATGTGTCTGCTACCGTTAGTTTAAAAGCTGAAGAATGGGAAACAGCAGGTGAGTGGATGTGGGATAATAGAAAATACTATAATGGATTATCCGTGCTACCATTTGATGGTGGTACCTATACTCAAGCTCCTTTCGAAGATATTGACGAAGGAACATACATTAATATGTTACAACATTTAACTGATATAAATTTAGAAAATGTACTCGAATCCGAAGATAACACTGATCTTAGTGGTGAGCTTGCTTGCGCTGGCGGTGCTTGTGAAATTACTTAATTTTTAAAACAAATATTATGTGTCCATATTGTGATAGCTACTGTGGTAGCTGCTAAAATAATAAAAGGGAGGTCTTACGGCCTCCCTTTTTGGTTACAGGAACTTTGGGTATGGTGCCCAGTATTTTATTGTTCCTTTATATGTTTACTCATTTCTATTCCTAGTTGTTTTCCAAACTCAGAATCACTTTTATAATGAGCTCTAGCAATGTTTCTACTGTCAGATATATCTTTAGCTTTTTTATTTAACTCTTTAGCTTTGCTAGGGTATTTATTACTTAAATAACTAGATAATAAATAAGCTTGAGCAGAATGTCCTGAAGGGTACGAGGGTGTTTTCATAGATGGTAACTCAACAGTTTCTATTTTCATACCAAAGTTTTCAGCTAATTCTTTAGGTCTAGGTCTATTATAAAACTTTTTTAACTTTAGTATAATAGGTTCTGAAGCGTCTGCTATTTTATCTATATTCTTATCATCAACTATTTTCTTAAAACCTTCTCTAACTTTATCGTTATCTACTACAAATTTTTTATTTATAGGTTTTACTAATAATTGTTTTATTTCTGATAAAGTTTTTAAAGAGTTATCAGAAGGTGGTTTATTATTTTTAAATTTAGATATGTCAAAATCTTTTATCATAATAATTATCTTGCAAATGGGTTTTTATTTTTACCACTAGATCTAGCAAATGGATTTTTACTTTTGCTATTAGAACTCTTAAAAGATTTAACTTGATCTTTTGTTTTTCCATTAGGCTTTATCTGCCACTCTGGCCAACCAGCTAACATAGCTATTGTCTGCCAAGCTTCTGTATCTTCTGCTAATGCAGCTTCAATATTATTAGCTTTGTTATATAACCTATCTAAAGGTAGGTTAGTAGTAGCAGATATAACTTTAGAAGCAGCTTCGTAAGCTGGATTATCTATACTAAATCCTTTATCAAATATTTCTTCTCTACGTTTTTTACTGTCAAATTGATAAGCAGCTTGTCTAACTTTAGATATTTTAGAACTAATAGGTGGAGATATTTGTATTAATTTATATACAGCATCTACGTATTCAGGTCTTTTTTTATCTGATCTTTCGTAAACATCTAATAAAAAGTTTTTAACTACACTAGCACTAGCTCCAGCAATACCTAAACCTCTAAGTTGAGAGTCTAACATACCGTTAGCTATACCCATATACTTTTTTTGTTTAGTTTTTTCGTACTTTTCTTTTTCCTTGTTAGACATTTCGTCTTCATCATCACCAGCACCTAGAGCAAACAAAGCTTGTTGCAAAGCGTTAAATATTAAATTTTGTACAACTCCGTAATATATTATTTTACTAACATTTGTTTTAGCATCACCTCTTCTATTAACAAGATCTTGTATAGCTCTTTTTTGTATACGAGCATATTGCATAGGTGTGTTTGCAAAAGCTAATACAACTCTACCTAAGTCACTTGCTTGTTGAGCAGATATTTTACTAGGATCTGAAGATTGTTGGGATGTTTCAGCTACTTGTCTAAACTCAAGCATTGCTTGTTTTTTAGCATCAGCTTCTGACATACCTTGATTTTTAATAAGATCATTTATTCTATTACGATAAAACGTAGCACCACCTGAAGCTATAGCAAAACTATCAGCAAATTGAGTTGGTAGAAATCCTTTTTGAAGTATATAACTCATAGCTGCTTTAGCTTTGTTTTTACTAGTAGCAGCAGCATCAGCTATTTCATTTTCATTTATATTAAGCTTTAAACCATTACGTCTATCAACTAAGTAGTCAGAGTTCATCAAATCTTTAAAATCTTTCCAATATTGCTTTTGATTAGCAAAAGCTTTACCTGCTTTTATAGGATTATTAAAACTCCAGTTTAAAAAGTTTATATTAGATATTGTTTGTAATACAGCTGATCTAGTGTTAAAAAACATTATAGTACCAATAGATCCATTTATATAATCTAAAACTCTATTACTTAATCTATTACCACTAAATATTCTATTTTTTCCAGAATCCATACGCTTTAAAACATTTTCCATAGCGTCTCTATACTTTTCACCGTAAGCAGCTTCTAGTTTATTTAAGTTTTCTTCGTTGAATATTAACTCAGCATTTTGTTTAAATCCTGATTGCTCTAAGTATTTAGCTCTTTTAGTGTTGTTTAATACATCTAATAAGTCAGTGGTTATTGTGCCTGCTAACCAATCACTACCTGGCTTAGAATAGCCATCACCTTTAGTTAAGTTTAGTATTTCATCTGCAAAAGCTTTTAATAGTCCGTCTGAGTTAACAACATCTAACAACTCTTGAGTATCTGTTTTTGACAAGCCTGGAGCAGGATTACCCGTTTTATTAAACAAATAAACTCTTACAGCTTGCTCATTAGTAAATCCACTATCGTTCTTTTTTCTTAAATTTTTAGGTATTTCTAAAGCTTTTTTAAGTGCTTTGAAATCTTGAAGCAGGTTTATTCTAGATCTTGAAACATTTTCCATAGCTCTAGCATATGGATCTAATAAATGTTCTTTAAACCAAGCCATTTGACTATCACCTAACTTACCTTTACTAAGCAATGGGTATATTAAACCCATGAAGTCTTCAGCTGAATAAGGTATAAAGAATTTTTTATTACCTTTACCAGCGCCTCTAACTTTTGCTTTCGCTTTTGAATATCTTTTTTCCGATGCAATACCTGTAGTCTGTTCTATTATTTTGTTAAAGTCTTCGTTGACACTTTTACTAAACTTTAATTTAGCTTGTTGTACTTTTGACTTAACATCTATTTGATCTAAAGCATCTTGAACAGCTTTAACATTTTGATAGGCATCATCTGCAAAGTAAAAATCATTATAACCTTTAGCTGCTTTGTCAACTATCCATTTAGCTTTAGCAGCACCAGTAGAATTACCTAACCCAGTTATATTTTCTAATGGTATATTTAAACCTACACTATCTAAAAACTCTTTAATAGCTACTTGAGCTTCAGGTGCTCTAGCTGTCAAAACAAAAACATCCTCTGTTCCTCTAGCTTCTTGTATCTTTTTAGCTATATCTAATAATGGACCTGGCTTACCTTTAGTTACTTTATTGAACTCTGAAAAGTCAAATACATAACCTTCTTCTAATAATCTAGAACCATCTTTAGCAAACTCTTCAGCATTTAGCTTACCTTTAGTTCCATCAGGTGCTGTAAATAAGACATCTGACTTAGTGGTAGCTAGTGTATCGTCAAAGTCAAATACTCTAATCTTTTTAACTGGAGCATCTAGATCACGCGCAACTGATAAAGCTTCATCAACTGTTTTAGCATAACCAATGACGTCACTGTTGCTACCTGATTTTTTAAACTTAACGACATCATTAGATAAAGTTTGTATATTAGAATCTTTAGCTTTTATAACCTCATCATTTAATTCTAAAAAGTTTTCACCAATTATCTCACCTTTGTTTTTACCTCCTACAACTTCTAAAGCATACATGTTTTGATAACCTAACATTAAGTCATTAAAATATCTTTCTGTCTCAGATAATGTTTCGTTCCAAAAAGAAGGCATAGATTTTTGTAGCTGAACATTTATATTCTCATCCATTGTTTTTGGTATTATAGCTACATTATACTTATCTTTTAGAGCTTGTAAATCTATTTTTTCACCAACAAAATGTTGAGTAAGTTTTAAAGCTACATATTCAGTAGGTATCATGTGTTCATACCTTAGCTTGCTAGGACTCATTTTTGGACCAACGTAGTAATACTTAGCTAGAGCTGATGACTTTAGTATAGTATCCATGTTACTTTTTAAAGCCATCATTGTTAAGGCAAAACTTAGATTGTTACCATTTTTATACATGAACTCTAAATACTCTGTTAAAACATCCCAAGCTTCTTGAGATTCTTTTTCTCTTTTGTCATAAGTTTCTTCAAAGTGCTCCTTGCTTTTAGAAGTTTGACTTTCTCTACTGCCAAATGGTTTGATAGGTTTTTTATCAATAACTATAGACTTGATAAAAGCTTTTGGTGAATCACCTTTAGTATAATCTACCTCTATTTCTACACCTGGTATAGTATTTAAAGTAGAGTTTACAAAATCTTCTAAGCTCTCAAAATACTGATACCTAGATTCTCTTCTTTTTCCTTTCTCATTAAACTCGCTAAGAGTACCTAAGTTTGTAGCCCCCATTTTAGCAGAGGTAGCATTGTGACCTTTCAACATTGTAAGAGCTATTTTAACAGCTTTTACTTTACCATATTTATCTACTAAATAATTTATAAAGTCAGCTTCTAACTCTCTCATAAGAGTTACGTTTTCAGGTAATTCTGATTCTTCAGCTAAACTTTTTACACCGTCTTTTTTTAGATCTAAAATTTTAGTTAAGTTTGTATCTAATTCTCTCTGTGCTATTTCTTCTAACGTAAACTCTCCAAAATTTGGAACAGCTTTTAAAGCTTTAAGTGATCTTTTACCTTCAGGTTTTAAATACTTTTTTACAGGAGTAACTAATTCTTTTGCAAATTTAGATAATGTTTTTTGTTGCTCTTCTATTGTCTCACCCCATACTTTAGTAGGATTTTCATTTATAAATGTTTTATATAAAGCAGCTTCAATAGATTTTCTATTAATACCTAGGTTTTGTTCTTTTAAATTTTCTACAAAATCATTACCATACTCTTTAAACACTTCTTTTTGAGCGTTGCTACTAAACTTTAAACTAACACCAGAGTCAATTGCTTGAGCAATAGAGTTACTAAGCATATCTGTAGGTATTTGTTTTAATGTAGGGTTTTTAGTAAGAAACGCATCCATCACATCTTCGCTAGCTAAAGTTTCCATAGTGGCGTCTTCACCTAGTTTACCTGCTATATTTCTAGCTAAAGCATCTTTTCTACCTCTAACATTGAAAAAGTCAACAAATTCTTTATCACCAGGGTTTAGTCTTTCATATACTGTAGGGCCAGATGTTGGACTAGTGTACATTAAATCTTGGCTTCCTTCGTATCTTTTTATTTCATTAGGTGATAAATTTTCTTTAATAGGTTTAACCAATATTTTTTTAGCACCTTTGGCTTTTTGCATGGCTACTAAATCAGCTATGGGTAAACCTGTTAGTATAGCTTTTTTGTTAGACCTTAAATATTCATTATAAGCCTCTCTAGTACCCATAGAGTCTTTAATCTCTTTAAACAATTGAGTATCAAAAGCATTTTTTAAAGTTTTTCTAAAGTCTTTAAATATTTTATTTAAGTTACCTATAGCTTTATTGTTGTTAGGGTTTTCCTTTAACTCAGCTTTTACTTCTTTTAATGTTGTATTTGTTTTAGGTACAGTTAAATTAGTGGATAAAGTACTTAAAATTATTTTAGCTTTTTTAAGTATAGAATTATATAAGTCTCCACCTGTTTTTATTTTCAGCTTATTTCTAAAGTTTAGTTCAGCTTTAGGATCTATATCAGGTGTTGTTGACTTATCTTCTATATCAATATCTCTTGCTCCTTCTCTTTTTTGATCTATTCTTATAGTACCTTTTGGTGCATCTGTTTTAGCTACCTGCTTAGATCCTGTTTGTGTTTTCAATTTTAAAAATCTACCAAAATAACCTTTCAGATCAAACTTACCTTCTGTAACTTTCTTTTGTGGATTAAAAGCTTCTATATGTTTTATTAGTGGATTAAAATCTACTTTAAGCTCATCACCTTTAACTATAGCTAGCATGTCATTATAAGACATCATTAAAACTTCAGCTACAAAATCTTTACCTTCTCTAGTTTCTAAAAACTCACTAAACTCTTGTTTACTAACTGGTTTTCCATCTTCGTCTAAGGCTTGTTCATTATATACTTTATCTAAAAGTTTGTTTCTATTATCTTGCCTAGACTTCCTTTCTTCAGAAGTTTCCGACATTGATTTTTTAATACCAACTTCTTTTAAAACATTTTCAATAATAGCTTCATTACTCTTAGCTTTAACATCTTTAATTACTTTAGATTCCTTAGCTTGTGATATAATATCAGTTGTTAATTGTCCTGAAGCTATAGCTTTACCCATGCCTATTACAAAAGCAACTGCATCAGTAGATCCTTTAAAGTCGAAACTCATTTCACCATTAGTAGACTTCATTAAACCTTCATTAGTTCCTACTCCAAATAAAGCTGCAAAGTCGTTAGATATAGGTACGTTATTATTACCTACTTCTTCTAAGAAATTCATAACAAGTTCGTCTGCCATTTCAGAAACTTGAGCATCTCTTTTAGTTATTCTTTCTAAAACTGTTCTACCTTCTGCTGTTTGACTTAAATAGTCTACTATAGAATTAGCTAACGGTTCAAAATCTTTAGAGTTTCTACCTATTAACTTGCTAAAAGCCCAGTGACCAATCTCATGAGTGCCTACTTGTCTTTTATCATTTTTAATAGCTACTTCTTTAAATATTATAGATTTAGTCTTCCCATCAGGAGAAAAACCTTCAGATATATCTACACCATTTACAATTCCTTCTGCTAAACTTTGTTTTAAACCTTTATAATTTTCTTTTACAGTAGCTATAACATCTTCAGAAACACCTTCCTTATTTAGTCTTTCTATAGTTTCAGCTTCCATATTGTCTAATAATATACGCGCATCCTTATTAGTTTCAGACAATATTAACTGCACATCAATACCCTTTTCTTGGTTTATAGCTTTTTGTCTTTCATAATTAGCAGTTATTTCTTCAGCAACATATATATCGTAAGCTTCAGCTTGTATAGCTGATTCCTGTATATCATCTACTTTATTTCTATTGGCTTTTAAATTTTCTTTAGCTTGTGAAACTATTCTTTCATATCTTTGTGGGTTTAATTCTTTTTGTAACACCCAATCATTACCAAACGCACCTGAGTTTTTCCAAGTTTTAGAACTAAATTCTAAATTATCAAACTCTCTTTTTTCTAACTCTAATAAATTTTGTTTAGTTTGCTTAGATATTTTATCGTTGTTTAATATATTTTTAACGTTAGTTCTAATATTTTCTTGTTTAGAATAGTTTTTTATCAAAGAATTCATAGCTTGGTTACTAAGAGATGTAGATATTTGGTTAAACTTCTTATCTAGCATTACTCTTTGCTTGTCTTTTAAGCTATTTATATTTTGCTCAACAGCATCTATGTTTATACCGTTAGCAATCATATTGATTTTTTGACTTTCTAAGTTAGCAACTTGCCCACTTATCTTTCTAAATTCAGCCATAGAATTGTAATCGGTAAATCTAGCTGCAACAGCGCCAGCTATAAATGGAGAAGCTGTCATACCAAACCCAAATAAACCACCTACGAATGCTGCGTGATCAACATCTTGAAGAGCATCTTTTCCATCTATTAGGTTTTGAGCAACTTGAGTTAAACCTTCACCCACCATTTCAGAAGCAGTTTCTAAAGGTAGTTGTGGAAGTTTACTTTTAAAGTACTGTTTCATAGCATCCTTGTACTCAAATATACTTCTTTCACCCATTCTAGAAATTAAGTTACCACCTCTTCTTAGTATAGGAACAGTAGTTAGTTTTTCAAATATAGCTTCAGAAGCTCCATAACCTATAGCAGCGGCAGCTTGTTTCCACTCAGATCTATAGACACCAGTTTTTCTTTCTTCCATATCATCTTGCATCCAGTGATCTCCAGCTGAATAAGCACCCATTAATATTGGACCTAGAGTACCACCACTTAAAATCATTGTAGCTAATATAGGTATTTGAGTGGATATTTCTTGAGCTACAAAAGTCCCAAAATCACCTGCGAAAGCACTTCTACCTCCCCATTTATCTTGGTGAAAACCTACGTCTTTAGCAAAGTTTTTTCTTATTTGCTCTTTTTTGTCAGTCCACTCTTGTCCCCAGTCAGCAAATGCATCATCGTAATCTTCCCATATTTTTTGCTCTTCATCCCACTCTTCAGATGTCAAATCAGAGTCCATTAAAGTCCCAAAAGCGTGTGCTCCATACCCAATACCTTTAATCGCTTTTGAACCCATGTAGGATATACCCATACCAATATCACCAAACATTAAAGCTGTATTATTTATAGACTTTCTCCAAGTATTATAATCTCTATTCAACATGTCCAAAGAAGCGTTTATATCCCCTGATTCGTCTTGAAGTTCCCATGTTTGGTTCATCCTATTTAACATAGTGTCTAATCTAGCTTTTTTACCACTAATAGCAGAGTTGTATTGTTTAAGTAAAGATTTAGGAACTATTTTACCATTTTCCAATGTGACTTTTTTACCATCACCAGGTGGAAAATCTTTAGTAGGGTCATTGTATATTTCTTCAAAATAATCTATTAATAAATTATCTTCATTATTTGGATCTTCATAGTTTTCTAATTCTAATTTATTTAAAGCCTGCAATTTATAAGCTTCATCAATGTTTGAATCTGATTTTGTTAAAGAAGCTCCAAGTAGTTTACCCCTATCTTGTTCAGTGGCGTTTGCTAAATATTTATCCCAATGGCTATTTAAAGCTTCTGCTCTATTTTTCTCATATAAGTTTCTAGCTAGTTGAGTTTTTATTTCTTCATCACTAGCTAGTGGTTGGTTAAATTTAGTTCTTTGACTGTTTATTTGGTTTTTTAATTCAGTATACTGTTCAGCAATATCATCAGGTCCAGATATAGTTCTATCTAAACTGTACGTTGTTTCCACCCAGCTACTACCTTCATTAACCTCTTTGAAAGATGCTCTTACATTATAATTAGTATAACCATAACCTTCTGCAGTTTGTCCTTTTTCTGAGTAAAATGGATCACTATTTATAATGTTTAACATCTTTAAAGCAACGTTTTTAGAATAAGGATCTTTTGCTTCTTGAGGAGTTAACAAATTCAAAGTTACCATTTCATTTGCTAAGTCTTGCCTAGGGGTTGTAAAAAGATCTTTATTGTATTTAAACTCCTTAAACTCTCCTATGTCAGTTTTTGTTTGTTTAAAATCACCATAAACATCAAGCTTTTCTTTATCACTTTCGTTTAAACCAATTCCCCCTATCCTTGTGTCTTCTGGGTTAAAAGGTTTATTAAACACTTCATTATACATTTCAGCCTCATCACTTAAGCTTTTTACTATAGCAACTTGATCTACACCGTTTTTATTTAAAAAACTAATTAATTCTTTTTTATTACTATATATATTTTTTTTATCTAGATTTATTACTATCTGTGATCCTTTATCATTTCTTACTATTAACTCGTTAGGTATTTTTTTCTGTAACTCCCCTGAATTATCATCATATTCAGTTTGTTTATATTTTAATTCAAAATCAAAACCTTTATATCTATTTTTTAAAAAAGGTATGAATTTTTCTTCTTGTTGAATTGGAGACATAGTAAAAAACGCATCTCCTTTAGAAGTGTCTTCTCCTTTTTGTCTAAAAGCCCAGTCATGAATACCTGTTTGCTGTTTTTTTCTTTTACCGCTTTCATCATAAGTAAAATAGCTAACAACTGGGTTTGCTAAACCTATTCTATTTAGATCTTCATTTTTCTTTTTTACATTTATCTCTGAATCTTTATTCTTTTTTGTAGTTAAATTATTTATTAAAGAACTATATTCTCTTTCGCCAATATCTTTTTTATCAAGTTGATCTTTGTAATTTGATTTAGATATTTCAAACTCTTCGTTTATCTTTTTCTGTGAATCTTCAAAATTTTTATTAACGTCTTCTTCTGAAAATATTTCATTAGATTGAGGTATTATCTCTGTCTTATCTTTATTGTCTAATAAGTTTACAGCTGGCGACTGGCTTTGGTCTTTATCAAAACCAGCATTTATTTTAAAGTTTTTAAACTCTTTATTTTTATCTGATAATAAATTACCTATACTTAAATGTTCATATAGTTTAAATAATTTTTCGTCTGTATTAAATTGCTCTCTAAAATCTTCTATTGAATCAGGAATATTCATGTAATTTGCTAGAAATAAACTTTTATTTCTAATAAAATCATACAACTCTTTATCTTTAGGAGGATCTGTAACTATGTTATTTATCATAATTTTTTTAATATATCATTAAAATTGACTTCCATCTCTTATTAATTCTACCTCATCTTGAGTACTAAAACTAACACCTAAAACAGACATTAAATTTCTTTTACTATCATTAGTCATTATATTATTTATAAAAGTAATTGTCTTATTATCTTCTATACCTGTAGTTGCGTATCCACCGCTAAAACCACCTTCAATCATATCTTTATTTACCACATATATAGTGTTTTTATTGTTTAAAGAAGAGTTTATATCTTTTGGTACAGCTATATTTTTCTTACTATACTCTTCAACAAGTTGATCACCTGTCATAAAAACTTGCTTTTCCCTGTTAAAACCTGGTATAGATTTAGATTTTTGCACATATAATTTCATAGCATCATTGTTAAAATAATTTTCAACTAAATCATTAAAGCTGCTAGGACCATCGTTTCTCACGTATTTACCATCAACTAAATTAACTTCAAGTCCTAAAAGATTTTCTAAAGGTTTAACTACATCTTTTTCATCTTTTCTTATAGCCGCTATATTCTTTGTTGTTCTACCATCTGACATAAAAGATTTATACTTGTTTTCTTGATCTTGTATTACCGTAACTGTTTCATTTTGATTATACTCCATACCATAAAACTTAGCTAAACCAATAGTAGCGTCATCCCTCATTTTAGCTTGTATTTCAAGATACTCGTCTTTATCTATTTTTTTATCTTGGTTACCAAACTGTTGAGCTACATCTTCAAACTTTCCACTTTCGTTTATTTGTTTTATAGATTCTTCAACGTTTATATTGTTAAAGGTGTCCCAAGATATGTCTTTTAGCTTACTATCTTCTAACTTGCCTAAAATCTGTAGTTGATCCCAATCTTCGCCAAAACCAGCTTGTTTAGTTTTACTCATTAAATAGTCTTTATGGTTGTCAAGAAGAACTTGTTCAGCATTTAATTCTCCTGATATTTTAACTGTTTTTTCAGTGTTAGAGGCAATGTCGAATTTTTTTGTAATTAATTGAGTAGGTTTTAAATCTTCAAACCCTTTTACTTCACTTGCTATTTTAGCTCTTCTAGTCTTACTACTAAGTAGTTTATCTCCTGATATTACTTGATCTGATAAAGTTTGACCAGTATTTTTAAAAGCTTGAACAGATGCCCAAACATCTCTTTCTATTGCTTTACCATCAGGGTTTACAAAACTTATAGTAGCATGACCATTAGCATTGTTAGATACTTTAATATTCTTAGCTCTTTGACTTGCTAGACCAGCGTTAAACTCTATTAAATCTGTATTGTTTAAAGCTTTTCTACTTAGTCTATTTTCTAAAGATCCAATTTCAACAGCATATAAATGGTTTTTATATATATTAAGATCATTAGTTGCTAAAACACTATATGTTGCTATAGATTCTAAATTAGAAGTTCCTTGTGATAATGTTTTGTAGTAGTTATCTTTATCCTCTTGAGTAGCACCTGGAGAAAAAGCTTTTGTTTTAGCAGCACCTATAATTTCAGCTTGCTCTCTAGCGTAAGAAGTTAAAGCAGCTTTAGTTTCAGCACTTGCACTACTAAGTTTAGCACTATATACCTGAGTTAACTCTTCAGTAGTAGCATCACCCAGTAACATAGCTTTTTCACTTCTTTCTCTTTGCTCTGCTTGTCTTTTTGCTATTTGATTCACAAAAGTATTTGATATATTACCTAATCTTTCTAAATTAGCAGCTGTGCTTTGCCTTGGATCTGGCGCTTGTAAATTTACGTTTCTTTGACTCATTTTGTAACTTTTAAAATATAAATTATTTTGGTAAATTCATACTAGCAAAAGGATCTCCACCACTATTAAAATTCATAAAATCATACTCCGATGGAGGACCTACAAAATTAGGATCACCATAGTTAAGCGTGTTTGGAGGTTGAGTTGGGTTTATAGCGCTTGGTGTTGGCGCTAATCCAGCTCCAGCGATACTTAAACCAGCTCCACCAACTGTTTGTAAACCACCAATTATAGCGTCAGAAGCAGCTGCTCTATTAGCTATTTCTTGTGATCTTTGGAAATCATATTCTCCATATAACCTATCAATTTCAGCTTGCTCTCTATCCGCTCTACCTATGGCAGCTCTTTCTTCAGCTGATATAGCTTGGCCTTCAAGACGAAGTTTTTGTTGTTCTAAACTTAAAAGTTGTTGATTAGCTTGTTGTTCACCTTGAGCTCTTAACTTTTGGTTTTGTGCTTCTTGTCGTTGTATGTCTGCTGCAACACCTCTTTTACTTTGTAAAGCTGCTTGAGCTAAAGCAGTGGCTCCACCTGCACCTGCACCCGTAGCAGCTATAGTGTCTAATGTATTAGCTAAAGCAATGTCAGATTGTTCCATTTGTATTTCAGCTGCTTCTGTAGCAACACCTAGATTAGCATATGGATTAGTAACTAAGCCTTTCATTTCGTCTATATCAGTTTTCATCTCCCTAATCTTGCCAGACGCATCGTAAACAGGTTCTCTATTATCTAAAGCTGGCTGAATCTCATCTTTGTACATGTTAGTAGCAGCTGTAGCAGCATCATTAGCTCTTTTATTTTTAATACCTGCGTCTATAGCTGATCCTACTAATACGGTTGCACCACCTACTATAGCTACTGTTGTAAAAGCCATAATATTCTATTTTTTATTGTTAATATATTTTTCATAATCCTCTAAGTTAAGTGAAACTATTTCTCTTTCAAGTTCTTCAATATTTTTATTGTTAGTTGGATTTTTATGTACGTTTACAACTATTGAGTCTTCATTAGCGTAAACTGCTCTTTGTATACCAGGTTTAGACACAACATAACAAGGTGCTTCATAATCTTCTACTGAGTTTTTGTCTGATAAAGTTAAATGCCCTTTTAATAAAAAAAATATATGTAAATGATTGTGTATTGCACCTACCATTACCATACCTTTTTTAATTGTTAATTCTCTCAAATATATTTGATCTGCAAAAACATGTTTTAAAGGAAAAAGGTCGTTTTTAATTATACTATTACCATCACCATATACATCAATACCATCTATTTTTTTACTATCAATTTTTTTTATAGCCTTTTGTATAGCTTGTATTTTATTCATTTAATTTAATTTAATAAGAAGATAAAACAAAATTAGTTCCTGCAGCCCATATTTCTTTAGGTCCACCTAATTGAGTTGTTTCATCTGTTTCAATTTTAACTGTAGCGAAATAACCTTTTATACCACTCATTTGAGCTCCAAATAGTATTTCACCAGTAGCAGCAGCTGAATTATTTCTTAAGTTAGCTACATATCTATTTTCTTTTCTATCAAAACCAGCTCTTAAAGTATAGCCAGTGTTAGCATCTACATAAGATCCTTCGTCATAACTTTTTATAGATACAATAGAATCATTGCTTTGTACGTAAGATCCTGCAGCGCCACTTGGGTTTGGATCTTGACCAGTAAATCCAGAGTTAAAGCTTTCAACTTCCCAACCATTACTACCTTCATAGAATATAGTGTTAAAGTTTTTAGTTATATTAGGTTGAGTATTAAACACTATAGTTACATTAGAAGGTTTTCTAACGCCATAAAAACTACCTCTAGTATCATCAGCTACATTTTCATGATAATGCTCGTATAACTTATAATCTTGAACACTATAAAACTTATTTAAAGTACTAAATATTAAATTAGGTTTATAAGTAAACAAACTAACCCAACCGTTTATACGCTCATCGAAAGATAATGTTTTGTAAGTTGACTCATCTGTACTTACTTGATTTGGATTTTTCTGTAAAGACACAACATAATTTTTATTATGTATATCCCAACCACCTATTACCTTACTTTTTGTCTTGTAATTAAAAGTTACAGTTCCACTTAAAGTGCTTGTAAAAGCTTCAGAGTTATAAACAGTATAATTAGTTCCAGATATTTCTAAAAACACCACATAACCTGGCTGTCCGCTTATAGTCATACCAGGAGTTAAAGCAGTTGTAGATGTTACAACTACCTTAGCTGATCCATTAGCACCGCCTGATGAAAGATCTGTAGATATAGACTGTGTAGTTAAGGAATCAGATACTTCTGCTAGGTTATCTCTAAAGTAATCTTGCATACCATACATACTTATTTCAGTTAACCCATCATTAGATAACCTCATTATAGCGTTACGGTTTTTATCTGAAAAATACTTTCTATAGTTATATATTGCAAAAGATTCTGGGTTTTTACTTATTCCATACTCTCCTTTATAAGCTACAAACTGACCTATAACATTTGCACCTGCTTGAGTTTGTGTACCACTTTCAGTTGTATATATAGTATCTTTATCTATTAAAGCTCTATGTATTTTATTTTCTTGAAAAACAATTAGGTTAGTATCTTCAGAATAAGTCTTTTGTATAGAGCCATATACAGGATCTAAACTTTTAGTAATAGCTTCACCTACTGAAAAAACGTTTGTTTGATTTATACCAGTTCTAGAATTATATATACCAGAGTATATTAAAGTGCTATTTCTATTTTGTTGTAGTGGGTATTGTTCATCTAAATAAGCTCTAGCACCGTTGTCGGTTGCTGTATTGTTAAAACCACCTCTAATTCTAGCTTCTTCTATAAAGAAATCCCTAGCAGCGTAATTTGTGCTGCTATTATCTATGTTTAAACCTCCGGGCAAGCCTTGACCAGGGTACACAGCTATATTTTTACTATTTCCACTAGCTGAACTTCTAAAAGTAGGCTGTATTCTCTTAAGCATGTAAGTGTTATAAAAATCTACTTCTACAATGTATGACATGTTTTTATTTTTTTTTATTCTACAGGGAACTCAGGCGATATAGGACCAGAAGATGAAACACTTGTTTCTATTAAGTTGTTTAACTCTGATATTAATCCTGTTGTTGATGTTTCCCAAAATAATTCTAATTTAGAATCTAAAGGTTTTATTTCAAAAGCGCTAAACACCATATCATCAGATGATTCTCCACCTATTATAAACTTTCCGTCAGCGCTTAGCTGCGCAACAGAAGGATTAGAACTAGCACTATATACACCTTGAGAAGACAAAGGACTCACATCTGTGCCGTAAGTAGTAGTTATGTTCCACCCTTCAGTTTGTGACACTATAGATACAGGTGAAGTCACAGCTACAAATCTAGGTATTGTAAACTCTTGCCACGTAGATTGACCCGCTACATAACCAGGACTACTACTATTGTAGGCATCTATTCTTAAAGTATCATTAGTTGCGTAATCTTTACCAGGGTGTGTTATAACTAAATAATTTAAACTTACTGTTCCACCAACTTCATTTACTTTTATTTTAACACGTCCACCTGTTCCAGAACCACTTTCGCTTACTATAGGTATATTATAAACAGTTCGTCCAACAGTAACCCCAGCTGTTGTTAGATTAGCAGAAGCTCCACCTATAACACAATCTCCTTTTATTCTACCAGTATCTACACCGTTAAGGTTTATTTCTTGAACACCCATATCTCTAACCTTAGCTATACTGTTTACTACAACTTTTTCTTTTCCTACGTAGTAGTTAGCAGCATAATGAGTGTATACAGTTGAAGAATCTCCCACATCAGGATTATACCCTATTCTAGGAAAAAGTATATCATCACTTGTTCTAAATTGAGTTTGCTCTGGTTGAACTTCTTGAAGATCAGAAGATAATTTATTTATATTATCTGAAATTAAAGAAGTAAAAAAACTTTGAGATTCTAAATACTGGTTAGTAGAATTAGAAGAATTATTCAAGCTGGCTTCTGGAGTAGCTAAACAAACATTAGGTAAATATAAGTTATAATAGTCTTGTTCAGTTTGTTTAACAACTATTTTGTAACTATACCAACCCAACTTGTTTTCAGGTGTTTTAAAAGTTAAAACATCTCCAGAAGTAACACTTAAAGAAGCTGATATAACTATAGTAGAAGTATTACCATTTCTAACTACACTTAAAACAGTGTAAGTTGTGCCACCAGTTTGCAATATACTACCAGGAACAATATTAGGTGAAAACCATTTAACTTGTAAAGTGCTGCTAGAAGCTGTAGTTCTAACTTCTGCAGTTTCTAAACCACTACAATATAAACCTGGATAACCTTCTTCATATTCACCTACTTGAGTTGTGGGTATAGAATTTCTAAACAAAACTTTTAAAGAATCACCACGCCAATGTGCTAATGTTTTTGAGTTTTCTAAAAATTCTCTATAACCGTGATATATAGTAGATCCATTAAAAGCTAAAGGATCAGATCCTTGTTGAAATTGACTAACGTCTAAAGAAGAAAGAATAACATCTGATTGCCTTCCATATCTATCTGATAGAATTATACCTACTTGATACGTTCTATTCTGTTTTAAAGTGTGAGTAGGGTAAGAAACTCTAGAATAATTTCTTACATTAATAAGACTAGAAGTTGAGTAGCTTTTATATTTTTCACTAACACTTATATTATAGTCTAAACTTTCAGGTGGGGAGTGTTTATCTATAAAATTACCATAAATAACTCTATTACCAACAACTGATTGAGACATTGCTCTAACTGGCGCCTTGTCAAAAACTCTAGTTGCTTCTCTATTGGGTAAAGTTCTAAAAGGTTTTCTTGATTGATAATTGTAATTATATATAGTAGTAGCATTACCAGTTATAGAACTATCAGTAATAGGTATAGTATCTAAAACTTGTATTGCTAAAGCATCTGATTCTTTATATAAAATATCTATTTCTTCTACTCCAAGAGAGTCAGCAATTCTTCTAACTTGAACAGGCGTGTTTATATTTAAAAATACATTATCAACTTTATTTTCAAAAAAACTAACAATAGTACTAGATCCTATAGATTCTTGCTGCTCTAAATATTCTGCAGGTTTTTCCCGAGATGGCCTGTCTATTAAATAACCTTTCTGTTTAGGTATAAAAGCAGGTTGAGTAAATGGAGACATTAAAGAGTATTCTCCATCATTAAACTTAAATCTATACGCGAATCTAACAAATTTTTCTTTTAAAAGTTCTGAATCACCTGGCCAGTTGCTTTTTCCTTGCCCATTAGGTGATGAAAATTCTAAAATAACACCTTCGTGGCCATCTAACACGTTTGCTACAATTACATAAGAAATAGTACTACTTACTTCTGTTAAACTACCAGAAGATGTAAATGGAGCTATTGTGACTGTTTCTCCTACAGAATAACCTTCGCCTCCATCTACTACAGTAATAGTTAAATCAGAAATATTTGTAGAAGCCCCTTTAGTTACAGTAGCTGTAGCACCCCCGCCTCTTCTAGAACTTATTATAGGTTGAGGTAAACTAGCTCCAGTTCCAGAAACCGTGTTTAAAGCACCAGTAGGATTAAGTAGATTACTTCCAACCGTGAAAGATTGATCTAAAAAACTATAATCTACATTTAAATCAGCCACGCTTAATTCTAAAGTAGCTGTAGCTCCTGAAGAACTAGTTACTGAACTAACTAATAAATTACTATTAACATCCCAAGAGTTTGTACCTGGATTAGTGGGATTTGTAACTCTCATAGCAGTTACAGGTAATTGTCCTGAGATATGCTTTATGGTTATTGTAGATGGCGTGGTACCTGTTTGATTAATTATTTCAGCTGTTGAGCTAGGTGGCAACCATAAATCACTAGCGTTTTGCAGTCCAGGAGATATAAAGGTTAAAGTATCTCCACCACCACCTGTCAAAGAAGGAGACGTGTTTTTATTTAGAAAAACAACACCATTTGCACCACCGCTAGGTTGATGTATTCTTTCTATAAAAGCTAAAAAATCAGATGGATTAGCATGATTTCTTAATAAAATCATACCAGGATTTAACTTTGCTAAATCATCATCACTTACTTTAAACTGGGAATCGCTAGCTGCTCCAGTTGTAGTTACATCTACTTTAGTGTAAAGATCCATAGCTTCGTATGGATAATACTTAGCAACAGATATTAAATCTTCTGAATTATAAAAAGTACCGTCAGCTATAGCTTTAGTTACATTAATTTTTCTAGGTTGATTACGATTGTCAGTCCAAAATAATAAATCTTCTATTAAGTCTACACTATATATATGGTGAGTTTTAGAGAAGTTTAAAAACCTACCTTGAACTAAAATACTACTAGTGCTAGTTTTATTATCTCTCATTAAGATATAACAATTAACACCAAATGGAGCTGAGTTATCTAATTGATTAGCTGAAGGATCTGTATAGTTAGTAGCCATGAAAAAAGCTCTATTATTAACTTCATCTGCTAAAAAACCAATTATTTCTAAACCTGGTATAGCGCTTAAACCAAAGTCAGATAATAAAGTATTACCTAATACATTTTCTAAAGCACCTACGTCTTCGCCTTCTGATCTACTTACATTTACATTTTGAGCATCTCTATATTCACCATTAGACAACAACCTATCATCTAGGTCTTTGTTCATTTTAGATTTTACAAATGTATTTATAGTTTGTGGCATAATTAATGTTTAATCCATTTAGATTTACCTCTCATAACTTGAGTAAATTCTTCTAACTTAATATTGCTTAATCTTATTTTAGCATTTCTTAATTTAGCAGATCTCTCTCTTCTATATCTTTGAACTATATATTCAGGAAAGTTAGCTCTAGAAGCTACCATAGAATGCATTATATGAGCATATAAAGCATCTTCTGCCATTTTAGGTACTTTACTATTTAAATCACTTTGTAAGCCGTCAGAGATATATTCTATTATAATTAACTGATTAGCTAAGTCACTTGAGAAACTAAACTTACCTTCTCTTTCGTTTATAGTAAACCACCCATTTTTTTGTGATGTTTCAGGATCTAAGCCATATCTTTGGCCGTAAGCCATTTTCCACCATTGCCAATCATAAACATTTGCATTGTCAAATATTTCATCATTTAGCTGTCCTGTTATATCTAAAGTGTTGTTTGTTTTCCAACGTTTATCAGTTTCAGATTCTGCCGATTGTAAATTTTGACCTAAACCACCTTGAGTATAGTCACCATTATTATCTTGAAGTATAGGTTCTGTTGGATTACTTGTTAACCTAGTTGGATATATTACATGTTTAACACCTGATTTATCAACCCAAGATAATTGTACGTAGTTGACATAATCTTGTGGTAAAGGTATAGATAAGCTTGGCGGTATTACAACTTCTTGTGAGTTAACAGATTTTAATGTATCGTATGAAAACTCTTGTAAACCTCTTTTAGCGTGGAATATAACATCTGATCTATTTGCTCTAGGTAACAACTTATCTAATCCTACGTAAGCTACCATAAAATTATTAACGATGTCTACTAAACTTGTATAAGCATAACTACCATAATTATCCCATATTGTAGGAGTTTGTAGCTTAATCAACACAATGTCGCTAGCTACTAGCGTAGTTCCAAGTGTTATAACATTACCAGAAGCTTGATATTCTGTAGCTCCAGCACCATAATTTAATACAACACCATTTTTTAATAAACTAAAATTAGTGTTAGTAGTAGAACTATTTATTACTAAATCTACATTACCTGTCCAAGTAATAGTGTTAGTTGTCAGCCCACTAAAACCTTGTTGACCAGCATAGTATTGAGCATTAGTTTCTTTAATAAGTCCCATGTATTATCTTTTTGAATTTACTTCTTCTTCTTGTAGCTCTCTTGCAGCAGCCTGTACTATGTTAGGATCTCTTATTACTACACCAGAATATTGTAATATTTTAAGTATAACTTCTGTTTGTTGAATATCACTTATTTCAAAGTTAACAGAAGCGCCACCTATAATAGGTGTTATTGCAAAACCAGGAGTTCCATCCCATATAAAAGCACCGGTTGTAGTATCTACACCATAAGCCCAAACTACGTCAGCTGGTTTTCTAATGTAATTAAAACCTACATCAGATACTGCTGGCGAAGCAACTGCAGGTGAAACTGTTAGTTTATTATCTTGATATGTAGCTATAGGGAAATTAGTAGTAGGTTGAGTTAATGGAGAAAGATTTTGTTGATGTAATTCTCTTCTACTAACTATTTGTATTTCTGGAGAGTTTGTACCAGTTTCATAAAACGCAGAACCAAATCTATATAAATCGGTTGGTTGAGTATACACATTGCTTGACACTGCGGAAGCACTTGCATTTTTATTGAATATTTGAAATTGGTTTCTAATATTCTCCATCCTAGATGCAAAATCTACATCTGTTTTTGGCATACGTAAATATTGATTATAGTCGTCAAAAAACTTTTCAAATGTTTCTAACTGTACTTGAGTAGCTAGTTTATTAAACTCAAAAGGTGTTAAATAACCTCTTTGCTCTTTGTTTAATATACTCAATACTGTTGTATATACTGTATTTACGTTTATTGCCATTTTAATTTTTTTAAAAAAAAGGCGGCCGCATAGCCGCCTTAATTATTATCACTTGTTATTTAAGTTTTTTCTCTATTGATTTATAAACTTCAAGTCCCTCATCTGTTTTAAACCAAGCAGCCATAGCTGAGTAAGGGTTTTCATCAAATGGTACACTCATTAATTTACGTCCATTACTACCCCATTTAAAAGTTCTTTGGTCTTCTGCTAAAATAATTATTCTAGCTTCAGTAGCTCTTATAGCAAAGTTTCTAAGAACAACGTTTTCATCTTCAGAAAGATCTATAAAAAGTTTTGGATTTGACTTAGCGAAAAGCAAACCATCTCTTTTAAGTTCTTTACTAGATAAACTATTTACACTGCTACCTACTTCCACTCTTAATATAGCTTCTAATTGATCTATATCCATATTAGTAGCTATATTCATAGCTTCTAACTCTAGTTCTAAAAAGTCGTATTGATCTTCTGCTTCTACTATTGGATCAAACTCAGCAAATAAAACACCATTATGTGGATGCTTAGATAAAAACTCTTGCAAGTTTCTTTTTTCTTTTTTAACATATAAATGCCCTTCATCAAAAACAATATGCGCTAAAGTAGCAGGACCATTTTGTTCATCTACAAATATAGATTTTTGATTAGTCGCATATCTTAACTCTCTTTCATAACCTTTGTCTGGATCAAACCAAACACAAGGATATCTTCTAGAGTGTTTTGACATTATTGTATATGTTAAAGGAGTTTTGTCATTTAATAAATAATAACTTCTATCTTTATACTCCCAAGTATCTTTTTTAACTTCAGCTTTAGCTGTAGCTTTTTTTTCTTTTGTTTCCATAATATAATATAATATAATAATTAAAAAGACCCCGCCGAAACGGGATCTTATTATTGTTAATCCAATTTATTACAATGTGCCTCCGGCAATTGTCACTAATTGTACCTCCATGTCTGGAACTTGAGATGCACCTCCACTTAAACCAGTTTTTTCAATTGTATCAATTACTTTTTGAACAATATTTGGTCTAGTTAGAGTAGCGCCACCTGTAGCAGCAACTTGAAGAGTGTACGTAAGTACTTCAGGAGCAGATGCGTCTGTATGCACAACATTTCCTGTTTTAATTACTAAGTTAGTAGCACCTGAAGAATTCATTGTAATAATGTTATCTACATTTACTAGCATCTCAGCAGCTTCATTTGTTTGATTTCTTGCGAATTTTATATAAGCCATTTTCTTATTTTTTAAATGTTAATAATTAATTAAGCTCCTTTGAATAACACGAAGTTATTTGCAGCTTGAGTTACTAAACATCTTTCAGATAAGAAATTAACTCTCATAGTGTCAAGATCAGAAGTATAAGCACCTCCAACAGAACCAGTGATCCAAGATTTCATTCTTCTATCATCAGCTTCTGAAGCTCTATATCTTACATGTAAGAAAGGTCTTCTAATATTAGATCCCATCATTTGATCGTACACTGTTGAAGTTCCAGCTGGAACAAGTACACCATCAATTTCTTTATCTAATCCTCTAGTTGTAGCATCATTTAGATATTTCCAATCAGTTTTGTAGAAATCGTAAGAACCTCTTCTAAAACCAGAAAATCCAAAACTAAGTGCCATATCTCCATCGTTTTCAAATAAACCATAAGAAGCAGAAGCAGTAGAAGAATAACCTCCACCTGCCATAGCAGCAATCATATCGTCAAAATCAAGAGCGGTAGATCTTGATAAGAATAGCATGTTTTCTTCAATAGCACCTTGCTTGTCTAAGTTTTTAAGGATTTCATCAAAATCACCTAAAGCACCTGAACCAGGAGCAGCAGCTCCAGCAAAGCCAGAATATACATTACCTCTTGTTTCAATAGCATCAAATAAACCTTCAGTGCCTTTAATGTTTTGACTTGCGCCACCTGGACCAAAGTTACCACCAAAAGATGGTGTGCCACTCATTTTCTTGCCTTCAACCATTGACATTTCTAAGTAATCTTCAAATCTTAATCTTGTTTCAGACTCAGATTTTAAATACCACATATAGCCCGACTGACCTTCTTCAGTAGATACTTCTATCCAACCGATTTGAGCAGCATCAGAACCACTTATCTCAAAGTTGTCTTTAATGATAATTGGTGAGTTTTCAAATGAAGTTAATTTAGGCTCAATTGCACCTGCCATTCCTTCACTTCCTTTTGGAAATTCAGAACCGTATACAAACAAACTGTTATTAGCACTAATTAAACTACCACCTGCCAGTGTAGCTCCTTCGTAGCTAGTACAAGTTAAAGTATCTTGTTTATTACCTGAGCTACTACCTACACCTGTTACCAATAGTTTAGCAGTAACTAAACCAGTAGCGTTGTCAGATACTAATATAGTATTACCAACTCTTACAGCACCAGTAGCTTGACCAGCTGGTAAAGCAATAGTAACTGTATATACTGGATCAGCAACTTCAGCAACAGTAACAGAATTATAAGCAATGTGTAATCTATTTTGTTCAGACCAAATAACTTGATCAGATGTCATTGGCATTTCAGCGCCAACCATTCTCAAGAAACCTCCAATAGTTCGGTTTCCGTATCTTTCTACTTCTGCTTCGTAAAGCTCAGGTAGATATTGTTGTGTCCATGTCGAAAAATTAGCATCATGAAAATCTATATAATTATCTTGAACTGTAATTTTATTCGGCATAGGAGTAATTTTGGCTGGAAAAGCCCCTCCTGATAATCCCATTTTTTAATTTTTAGTTGTTGTTATTTTTTACTTTTAATTTTCAACTTAGAAGTATCAACGCCATTAACTGCTTTAACTCTTAAACCATTTATAAACACATCACCAGTAGCCTGTGGCCTAGGTTCGTTAGTTATATTTTTTGATTTTGCCATCATATCTTTTATAGCATCAGCTTTGCCTTGCTCATAAAAATGATTAGCAATAGTATCAGCATTGTCAGCAGCGTAAATAGCTTTGTGATAACCTACAGTATCAACAACTTCACCTTCTTTGTTTAAGAACTTCTTAACGAATGTGTTTAAGTCTGACTGTTTTTCAGCAACTGCAGAAGGATTAGAGATACTATATTTAAATTTCTTTTCACCTAAATCAAATTCGAAACCTTCGAACTCTTCATTTAAAGTGTTGCTTGTATTTTCTCTAAACGTTTTTCTACGTTGCTCAGCTATTTGTTGTTCTTTGTTGTATCTATTGAAAAAGTCCAAAGCTTTTTGCTGTTCTTGAGTAACGCCTGGTCTCAACTTGATCTCATCGTAATATTTACTCTTTGAACTTTCCAAAAATTTTTTGGCCTTTGCAATTTCTTCTTTATAAGCGAGTTTCTTTTTCCTTATATCTCGCTCTTCATCCACGTCTTCATCATACGAAAAATTATCTTCCATTAAAAAGTTTATTTCTTCTGAATCTAAATGTGGTTTAGTTTTGTTATAGTACTCTTGTAGTAAAGACTTAGAATCATATTTAGAATAATCTCTATTTAAGTTAACATAGTCTTCTACAGTACCACCAGTTTCTTCCATAAATGAAACTAGCTTTTCAATATTTTCAGGTAACTTTTTACCAGTTACTTTTTCATCTCTTACAGCTTCTTTTAATTCTTTAGTAGTTTCTTTAACTTCTTTTTCTTTAATTACTTCGCTAATAGGAGATTTAACTTCCTCTTGTTTTTCTTCTGTTTTATTTTCTACTTTAGTTTCTTCGGTAGGTTTTTCTTCTTCGTGTGTTGATCCCACTTCTTGCAATCCCACGACTTGTTCTTCTTTTTTCTCATCAGACTGTAACACAACTTTCGTTGTTTCTGGCTCTTGAACGGCATCTTTTTCTTTTTTACTTAAATCTAACTTAGTAGTTTCAGATGTTTTATTTCTTAAACTTGGTTTCTTTTTTATTTTTAAACCTTCTTTAGTATCATCTACTACAGGTTTTTCTTTTTCTTTTTGTGACATAATATAATATAATAGTTGTTTTTATTTATTGTGGCATAAAATCTTGTATACCTATCTCTCCTTGTTCAAAATCTTTAGGAGGTAAATCATTTTTTCTTTGGCTTATCATTTCGCTTTGTTGCGTACCTGATATTCTAGTTCTTTTATCTTTTCTATCTTCTATAAACTCTTCTCTAGCTTTCTCTTGTTGAACTTTTACTGTGGCTAACTGCATGTCATATCCGTGCTGTAGCTCCATAATTTGTTTTTTAATTTGAGCTTCCATTTGCATTTTTTGGATATCAAATTGAGATTTAGCTTTTTCAACTTGTACAGTGCTTTCAGTTAATGCTTGTTGTTTTTGCATTTCAGCTAAAGCAGATTTTTCAGCTGATTGTGCGTTAGCGCTAGCTTGAGCTTCTATATTTTTAAGTTTAGTTTCTTCATCTTGCTCTTGCTTTTTCTTTCTTCTAAACTTAAGTAATTGATTAGCTAGCTTTAAGTTTTTAACTTCTCTAATATCAATAGCATCTTCTAAATATATTTGACCAGATTTTAAAGCTATTTGTATATTCTGTTCTAGCTGTGCTTTTTCTTCTTCATCTGGTTCTAAACTTATAAATATACCAAAGTCGTGTATATTTATTTTCATTAACTCTTCTAATGTAGCTGAATTAAAAGCAGATATACTATTTTCTAAAGCTTGTTTAGTTAAAGGAAACTGTAAAGAGTCTGCAACTCTTAATGATATGTTTTCACAAGCTCTTAAAGTTAAGTATAAACTAGACTGTAGTATATGTCTTGTAGCTGTATTACTATTAGCAGCAGCTAGCTTTTGTAAACCAACTAATGAGTTTTTATCTGGGTTGCTACCATCTCTAGCTTCATTTAAACCGGTCACATCACGTATCATTTGTAAGTAATACTGATACGTAGTTATTAAAGACTGTATCTTAGAACCACCAGAACCTGTTTGTAATTCTTGTATTGGAACTTTACCTCTATTTAGTTCGCCATCTTGAGTTAAAGATCTACCTACAATACTACCAGTTTGAAAATACATGTTTAATGCTTCAGCTGGGTTGTAGTTAGTTCCATTACCTAAATCAACTTCTGCTAAACCATCCATGTCTAAGTAAACACCATCAGGTACTATTCTAGCTAATACTTGTTGTAACTTTAAATGAGTCAACTGTATCATATCTGCAAAGCCTGTTATTCTACTAACAAGAGATTCAATACGACCTTTATACATTCTAGGTGCAGATATTGCGTAATTAAAATTAACTTTACATGTGTCTGAAACAGGTCTAGTCATATTTTCACATAGCCTCCAGTCTAACATCATTGGATGACCTAGTATTTTAGCTCCAGAATAAAGAGTTTCTATTGTTCTAGATACTTTTTTAAATGAATCTGATTCAGGTGGATTAAATGTGTCTGACTTTTGTAAAGCTTTTTCTAAACCTTGATCTGTATTTTTTATTTTAAATACTTGATCAGAATAACTTTTATATTCAAAATATAATACTTGTACAGTTTGGTTGTCTTGTCTACCACTATAACTTCTTAAATATTCAGAGTTACCAGGATATTCTTGTATAATCTCTAACTCTTCTTTAGTCAAATGTGGATATTGTTTTTTAATATCAGATAAATATACAGACTTAACTTCACCTACATAATATAAATCTTGAAAGTTAGGATCTTCAGTATAAGAATAAACTAAGCTAGCTGGATCTACATAATCAACTACTACACCTTCAGATTTATTCCACATTGTTTTAACGCAGCCAATACCTAAAACAGTTAAATCATGATTTATTCTTTGTCTAACTAATTCGTATTTATTTTTATCTAAAACTTGATTTATAACTTCTTCTTCAGCTACTTCAACAGATTGTTTAAAATCCATTTGTAAATGAACTTCTAATTCTTCTTTATCTCTAGGAGCACTATCTGGATCCATAGAAAAAGCATCAACACCAAGAAGTTTTTTAGCATCTTCTAAAAACTCTTTAGCATTTATATCAACTAATAAATCTCTAGCATAGTCAGTTCTTATTTTAGAACAAACAGGATCTTGAGCATAAGCGTTTATATCGTAACTTCTTTGTGATATACCATTAACTACAATATCTACAAACTTAGATACAACAGGTACAGGTTTCCAGTCTAAGTTTAAATAAGATAAATCGCCGTTAATAGCTAATTCATCTTTGTACTTTTGTACTGGCTGTTCACCTCTAGCATATAGCCTTAATAAATTATAGTTATTAAAATTAACAGCATAACCAGGAGAGTTAGTTCCATACCTATAATTTCTAAACCATTCACCTTCGATAGCTCTACCTACAGCAAGACCATATTCTTGAGTTGCTTTTTCTGCATCTGGTACTACCTGATCTGGAAAAGAACTATTACTGTTATAAGAAATTTGCATCTATTTATTTTATTATTTTTGAAATTATTCCATCGTTGTCATATCTTTTTATACCTAAACTTATAGGTTGATATTTTTTCTCTGGATTTGGTCTATATCTATTTTTATTACAAGCCATTATTGCTAAACCAGAACTTATAGTAGCATCGTACTTTGTTCTATTGTTTATATTAAACTTACTCCAATCTTCTAATGTTTTTTGGAAATACATATCTCCATAACCTTCTTCAACTTTACCTACATAACTAGCTATGTAAGATTCTATAGCGGCTGCATGTGCTTGTTTAATGTCTTCACTAGAGTTAGGTATACCACCTATTTCTCTTTCTGTTGTTGATAATTTATTCCAAACTTTATCTGGACGATTCATCGAAAAACCTCTATATCCTCTACGTTTTAAATGGTACAATAATCTAGGTTTATTATTTTCAGCTAATATAGGCATACCATAAAAAATCAAAGCCATTAAAACATCTTCAAAGAATATTTCAGCTGTTTGAGGTCTTGATATATATTCTAAGAAAAAATGATTTGGTGGTGCATCTTCCATAGAAAATTTAGTTAGTCCATGAAGAGATCCATTAGAACCTTTGCCATCAACAGTACCAGATATATCATAAGAATCACAACCAAATGATCCAACGTGTTCGTTTCCAGGATATTTAATACCATTTCTTATAATCACTCTATTTTGTAAGTTTTTAGGTGGAACCCATGATATTAAAAATCTACCATCTTTATTTGGAATAAATTTTACTTTAGTATCTTTTACACCGTTCTCCCACATGAAGCTACCTCTAGTTACAGAAGATATATTATTTATTTCTTCATTATAATCTATTTGCTCATATATCCTAGTTAAATTAAATAAACTATCTTTTGTTTCATCTCTAAAAGCGTGTTGCTCTGTTCGTGGAAACTGTCTATAGTATTCATTTAAACTATCTTGATCACTCTTTAATCCTTCTACTTCATTTTCCCAATGCTCAATTACTCCGATTGTAATTTCAACACCGTCTCTTCCGATTGTTTTATTTTCTGGCGTAAGGAATACAGGTGATCCAAAAGTATCCATGAATCCTTCGTAGTTCCATTCCATAGGGATGAAAAGAGAATAGAGTCCGCTAGAAGTTTGTCCGTTTCTATTTCTTTTTGTAACGTCTGAAGCTTGGTATAATTTTTTAAAGTTGTCTCCACCTTTATCTAATGCGTTTGAAGTTGAGCCCATCATACACTTGCCTACTATTCTTCGGCCTAGTCTTAATGTAGTTTTTGTAACTCTCCAGTTGTTTAATATATTGTCTGGTCGTTCCCATTTTCCTGATTCGTCGTGTGCTAATA